GTCAGGCATTCCACGTAACTATCATGAAGAGCCAGTATTGTATGGTTTTGGTGCAGCTCCTCAATTGCCTGATGGTAGCCCAGTAAGCTATCAACAAGGTGGTGTGTTATTCCTCCAACGCTATGTATACCAAGTATTCGGCTTGGCATTTGCTTTGACTAAAGTTTTAGTCGAAGATGGTGACCATATCCGTATCGGTCAGGTATATGCAAAACATTTGGCTCAATCATTGATTGAAACCAAAGAGTTGCTATGTGCTAACATTTTGAATCGTGCATTCAATAGTTCGTACATTGGCGGTGATGGTGTAGCATTGAATACAGCTGCTCACCCAATTGTTAACGGCACAACAAGCAATTTGCTTTCCACTGCTGCTAACTTATCCCAGACTTCACTTGAGCAAATGTTGATTCAGGTTCGTCAAGCTGTTGACAACAACGGTAAGAAGATCCGCCTCCAACCATTAAAACTGGTTGTGGCTCCTGGCAACGTGTTCCAAGCAGAAGTATTGTTGAAATCTGTTCTACGCGCTGGTACAGCAAACAATGATATCAATCCAATTAAATCAATTGGCTTGCTACCAGAAGGTGCTTCAGTAATCAGCCGTTTGACTTCAGCAACTAACTGGTGGGTTCAAACAGATGCACCAGAAGGCATGAAGTTAATGATGCGTCGTGCGCTTGAAAAAACCATGGAAGGCGATTTTGAAACCGACTCCATGCGCTATAAAGCAACTGAGCGTTATTGGCCAAGCTGGACTGACTGGCGTTCTATGTATGGAACACCTGGAGTCTAATGTAGTTAGGGGGCTGAGTCAAAAGCTCAGCCCTTTCTTTTTAATGTAATCTGTCTAAGCTTTTCAAGGAGAAAGACAAATGCCACAATTTTCAGACGACCTATTCTTAGGTAGCGCTACTACCAATATGGGTACTAGCACAAATCATACTTCCGCTGCATCTCTAACAGCTTCAATTGCCACAACAGGTGGCGGTACATTAACTGTTACAGCATGGACTGGATCTTCTTTAGCAGTAGGTATGGTACTTGTCGGTGCAAACGTCACTGCAGGTACAACCATTACTGCATTCGGTACAGGCACTGGTGGATTAGGCACATATCTCGTATCTATATCACAAACAGCAGCATCAGCAGCTGTAACTGCATACGGCACATCAGATCTTGGTGATCCATCATTGATGAGCCAAGGTGTAGGACCACTTGGTCGTATTTATGTTTGGGACCTCGTACCTGTTGCATTAGTTGCAAATAACATTGCTACTGCACAAATCGGTGGTGTAGGTACTGCATTGACATTAACCGCAGGTAAAGGTGTACAGTCAATCATCGGTAAAGCAGGTCAAACTCTTTATCAATTAGACGTGCCACGTGCAGTTAGTGTAACGACAGCATCAGGTTCACCAACGGCTTCGACAATCACAGTAACAGGTGTTGACTTCTATGGTCAAGCAATGAGTGAGGCTATTACTTCTAGCGCTTCAGCTTCTACGGCTGTTAACGGTAAAAAAGCATTTTTCCAAATCAGCGGTATTACCTCAAGCGCATCAACTACAGTGAATATTACTGTCGGCACTACTGACATTCTTGGTTTCCCTGTTCGTATCACTGTAGTACCATTCTTGGCTACAATCAAACAAGGTACTACATTGGCGCAAGATGCAGGAACTTTTGTAGCTGCTGATGCAACTAATCCTGCAACTACGACTTCAGGCGATGTACGTGGTACTTATGTAGCATCTGCAGCAAATGACGGTATTAAGCGCATTGTTGGCGGTATCTTAGTCCCTGGTATTGGTTCAGGACCAAATGCAACTCGTTTGGGCGCGCTAGGTGTTAACCAAAACTTAGTAGTTTAATCGGAGATTAAGTCATGGCAACTAACAACTTTAAACGTATGACTAAGATGCAAACTTCTGAGCCTACGGCAGATGAAGTAGGCTCAGGCATGAAAAAAGGCGGCAAAACCAAAAAGATGGCTATGGGTGGTTTACCTGTAGCTGCCCCTATGGCTCGTCGCCCAATGCTTACTCGTCCTCCAATGGCAGCACCTGCCTTACTTCAACGCAAAAATGGCGGTGAAAGTAAATCAGAAGAAGTCAGAGAAGAACGCGAAATCAAATCTGTAAAGAAAGATTTGAAAAAGCATGAAAGTGAAAAAGCTAGTAAAGCTCACCATGGTTTGAAAAAAGGTGGTAGAGCTGTTCCTGGAGCACTATTAGGTGGCGTAACTGATGCACCAAACCGTAAAAAAGCTGGTACTGAAGGTGTTGAAAACCCAGGATATAAAAATGGTGGGGTTGTTAAAAACAAATCAGCTGGTTATAAAGATGGCGGTCACGTGGCTATGACTTGTAAGAGCCAAGGTGGTTTTACTGTTAAAAAGAAAATGTCTACGTATTAAGAATGTAGGGGAGCTAGTCTCCCCTCATTTTTAAACTTTGGAGAATAAAATATGACTGCATCAGTTTCGTCAGCAACCGTCAAAGGCGCGTATGAGCCGTTTGACTTACAAGTTGCTCGTGGCCAGATTTATGGTCACAGTACTGTAAATATTTATGGATTTCAATCCGCTGTAACAACAACTCAAATTCCTTTGTGGGAAAACGCTACTGCGTACACTTTTCCAGGATCAGCTGTAGTTATGACTTTAGCTAGTGCTTCTGCTTCTGATACCGCAGTTAAGATTCAAATTAATGGTCTTGATGCCAATTACAACGCTATTTCTGAATCTGTTTCTTTGAATGGTACGACAGGTGTAAATACTGTAAACAGTTATCTGCGTATTAACAGTTTAATTACCACTTCTGGTAATGCAGTGGGAATTGTTACGGCTAAAAACGGTGGAACAACTTACGCTCAAATTAACATAGGATTCGGTCGCAGTTTGATGTCAATCTATACCGTACCTAATGGTTTTGATTTTTATTTAAAGCGTGTTGATGCTAATTCATCTTTTAACGGTAACAACGCCAATTACATCTATTATCAAAATCAAAGTACAAATATCGCTGGTGTAAATATTATTAGCCAAAAAGCTCCATTTGTAACAGGTTATAGCGCATTGCGAGTTATGCCTCGTAAGTTTTCAGCAAAAACTGACCTGCAGTTTTTATTCGTAACTAGTGCCAGTACAGCATCTATTAACTTAGGTGTTGAAGGTTATCTAATTCAATCTGATGTTTCTACGAATGTGACCCCATAATATGCCGCTAATTAAATCAAAATCTAAAGCTGCTTTCAGTAAAAATGTAGCTGCTGAAGTTAATGCGGGTAAACCGCAAAAACAAGCGGTAGCGATTGCGTATAGTGAAAAACGCGCTGCTAAAAAGACTGGCGGAAAGATTACCAAGATTGCGGGATGGTAAATGTCTACCTCTGGAACTGTTTCACAAACAGTCGTTAGCGTTCAAGACCTCATAGATCACGGTGCTCGCCGTGCGGGTAAGCTCGCTGAGGAACTCACCGTAGAACAAGTAAGCGCTGCTAAAACCAGCCTCTATTACCTTCTATCAAGTCTTACTAATTGGGGTATTAATTACTGGGCAATTAATAAGTATGTTACGGGGCTAATCCCAGATCAGGCTTATTATACTTTACCAGTTGGAACTGTGGATGTCCTAAATGCAAATTATAGAACTACTACAAATATTACTTCTGGAGCTTATAGTACTTCAGGGACTGTTGCTAATGCATTTGATGGTGTTGGACAAAGTATCTGCCAACTCACCACAAACACAGGCGCTATTGGTATCAACAATGGTTCAGGCAATCCTGTTTATATTAACACTGTAGGTATTTTATGTGCAGTTACAGGGTCGGTAACCATTCAGATTCAAGCTTCAGCAAATGGTTCTACTTGGACTTCAGTAGCATCTCCTGGAGCTATTAATTGGGTAGCGGGTACGTGGTTATATTATGACCTGCCTACTACTGAGACTCAACCTTATTGGCGTATTCAACAGATCTCTGGTGTGAATATGGGTGTAAATCAAGTGCAATTTGGTACAATGCCTATTGCAATACCGATGGCTCGCATGAACAGAGATGATTACTCAAATCTACCAAACAGACAATTTCAGTCACTCAGACCATTGCAATATTGGTTTAATCGTACAATCCCACAGCCGAATATGGAAGTCTGGCCAGTGCCTAATTCTATTCAGCCTCAGATTGAACTCTGGTTAAATCGATACATTCAAGACGTAGGAGATTTGAATGGTGAAATTGAGATTCCGCAATACATG